CCTAATCCAACCCAGTAATCGTATAATTCTTTTCTGTTTTTTAAATCGTTGTTGTCCCAACGTTTATTTATTTGAGATGTACCACTTAAGTTTTCAGCTTGATTATCTTGAATAGGTATACCAGCGTCATCTTGGATAGGAACATCATATGCTCTATTGCTTAGTTCAGTGGGATATATAGGGTGTTTAACACCTTGACTATCTATTCTTGATAAACCAACTAAGTTAACATAATCTTGTGGTATAGGTACACTTAAGCTGATAGGCACACTAAGCTCTTGTGAGTTAACAGCTTTTAATGTATCATAGCTTAATTCTTGTAGAGCGCGCTTAGCATGAAATATAACATCTGTTCTTTTAGCACTTGGTATGAGTTTACCGTCTCCAATGTAAGCTAATTGAAAATTATTTATTATATCAGATATTTTTATATAAGAATAACTATTGTAATTTTTTTCTACTGTATCACCGTAAGCGTCTTCATTTCCATACCTACCACCTGATAGAGACTTTAGCTGTACAGTTAAATATGTGCCAGCATTTAATGTAGCCCCTATATCACTTGCTATAGTTATAGTGTTGTCAGATAAAGTATAAGGAATCCAATTATCAGACTCTGGTGTAAACTCTATCCAACTACCTGATGCTCCAGTTAAACTAGTATATATTTTAAAATTATTTAACGGGTAATCTACAGCTGAAGGATCGTAGTTAACAAGTTTCATGTCAGTATCAAAACCAAAATTAAATTGACTTTGATTAGCTTGAACTATTATAGTCTGCGCTCCTGCGTAATATTGTTGATTAGTTTCGGTTATTAAAGACATTTATTAACTTTTTTCGTTTACTTCTTCAGCTTGTATTTGAGCCGCAGCTGTTTGAACTATTTGAGGATCACGTATAACTATACCAGCGTATAGTAGTATTTTTATAACTAAATCAGTTTGTTCTGACGGATGTAGTTCAAAATCTTGAGATCCACCAGTTGCGCTATATGGCGTTTTGTCATATATATATTGACCTCTTTCACCTACTGTAAAACCCCAATGCACGTTTTTAGGTTTTCTAATAAAGTCTATTGATATATCAGAAGTTATATCGCTAGGTTCTATTGTTATTTTATTACCCTCTAATAAATAAACAGGAAAGTCTTTTGAAGGTTTTGTAAGATTAGATTTTTTAATAAAATAAAAATCTGTTTTATCTAACCGCTGTGCTTCTACTTCGTTTTTGTAAGCGACATTGCTTATCATATATATTGAAGATTCAGTAGGCTTTGTTTGAACTGGCACATAAGTTACACCATATTCATCTATATTAGGTAAAGTAAAATAACCACTAACGTTATAAACACACGAACCGCTAGTTTTAAATATAGACATTTTATTATCTATATTTTCTACTCTGTTACCGTAGTCTGTATTTGTTTG